ATACTAAACTAGGTGAATTGCAGCAAACAGAAAAAACTGTACGCGAAGATCAAGCCAGACAAATCAAAGTTTGGGGCGAAGATACTAAGAAAGCATTAGAAGATAGTATTAGCCCTGCTAACCAAGTCAAGAATTTCTGGGATGGTCTAAGCACTCAGATCGATAGTTTTGCTAAGACAGGTAAATTCAAAGTCAAAGAGTTTTTGGCAAGCATTATTCAAGATTTTATCGCAGCAAAACTAAAACTTGCTGCATTAGATTTCTTGAAAGTCATTGGCCTAGGTGGTGGTGGCGGTGGCTTGCTTGGTGGCAAGATCATACCTGGCTTATTAGCAGAAGGTGGTCCTGCTACTGCCGGCAAACCTTATATTGTTGGTGAAGAGGGTCCAGAATTATTCGTACCAAAACAAAGTGGCACAGTTGTACCTAATAATCAATTAGGTGGAAAGGGTGGACAAAATGCACAAGGTACTCAGCCAATCAATAACACATATATAACAAACAACATAAACGCAGTTGACGCAAGATCAGTAGCGCAATTGTTTGCTGAAAATCGTAAAACACTATTAGGTAGTGTGATCATGGCACAGAAAGAAATGCCATATGCAACTAACATGGTGTAATAGGAAACTAACATGGCAGGATTACAAACAATAATCAATAATTGCAATGGTCTATTGATAGATCGTAGAAAGGTTGTGGGTTTACAAATAACACGCAACGAAATACCACGCACTAGCGTCACGCCAACTCGTCAACCATGGAAGATGACACTAACTATGCCTAATAGTTTGCGTTATTATGACAATCGTGATTTATTAGAAGCAATAGATACATTAGATCGCGTTAGTCCACAAGTTGTAACATTCAATAATAATGCATGTATAAATTGGATCTTTAGATATCAAGGTCAGATGACACAAGCGCAGATAAATCAATTGACTGTACAATCATTCGTAGGTAATCAATTAGTATTGACAGGTTTACCTACTGTAGCAGCAGGTACGATACTATTTCGACCTAACGATTTGATACAGATCGGCGCACATACATATCCATTTACTAGCACTACGCAAATATTACGTGGTGGTAGCGCAACAGTTACGATAACTACTAACAGACCAAATATTATTAGCAGTAACGTTGTAGGCGCAGGGCTAACTGTAGGTGCAGCATGTCAATTTTATATGTTTTGCCCAAACATGCCTACATATAAATTAGTACCTGGTGGTTACGTAAAAAGTGGTGGCACAACACTAAACAATGCGCTAATTGAATTTAGCGATGATTTCAACTTTTACGAATTCGTAGGTACAGCATGAGTACAAGTATACCAGCGGTTGCTAATAATAAAGCAAACGTTACAACAGCAGAATATGTCAAGTTGATTGTGTATAATGAATACACAAATGATACTGCTGCCAATATTGCTAATAATACGCAATATCAAATAAAAATCAGTGGCAACACACCATGGACTACTATTGGCGCAAGCAGCAACAGCGTTGGTACAATCTTTACAAGCAATCTAGCAAATGCAAATATAGCAAATACTACTGGTCAAGCAGCAAATTGTAATCTATACACATTCAGTTCAAGTTATACTAGTGATACGATAGGTGGAATAGAATATACGCCATTAGGTGGTTTATTAGCAGTTGGAGCGCAACAGCGTAGTTTGCGTGTTACGCAAGCAGATACTACAGTACAAATAAGTGGTGTCGATGGCAATAACATTTACGCAGTACTAGAAAGCCAAGGCAAGATACGCGGCGCATTGATGGAAATCACGCGCGGATTTTTCAATCCTAACACACTAGTATTGTCAAATGCTGTTGTAAGATTTACAGGTATTGTTACCAATTATAGCATCGAAGAAGATCGTCAAGATAATGATGACAATTTTACAGTTACATTAGATGCAAGTAGTTTTAGAACAGTATTAGAAAATCAAATCATGGGACGTAAAACAAATAAAAATAGTTGGCAATTTTTTGATAGCACAGATAGCAGCATGAATAATATCAATAGTCTTGCTGGCTTTACGTTTGATTTTGGCGGTCCACCACAAACTAGCATACAGCCTGGTTATGGTGGCGGTGGTATACCTGGAGGTGGCGGTAGCATGGGTACTAAAGTACCTACGGCGCCAATGAAGAAACGATGATCATACGTAAAGCAAATAAATTTGATTTACCATATTTTGTACAAATTGCTAAAAAGGTACAAGAGATGAATTTCGTGCATGAAGATGCTGTATTGATAGATAAACATTTCAATGTCTTATTCAATACAATCATCAATGGTGGCGGCATAGCATTGATAGCAGAAAGCGAACAACCTATAGGCATGGTTGTAGGAGTCATAGGTGAAAATGTCTGGATGCCACGATTGTTTCAACTTTCACAAATATTATTTTACGTTGATGAAGAATGGCGAAACACAAGAGTAGGTCATAAATTATTGACCGAATACAATATTCAAAGTCAAATACTATTAGACGCAGATCGTGTAAACATGTGCGTGATACATGCTAGTGAACCATTGCATGACATAAACTTTGATAAGTTTGGTTATAAGATGGTAGAAAAAATTTGGCAATTGGAGAACTAAAATGGGTTTTGTCGTAGCAGCAGTAAAAGTAGTAGCAGCAGCAGTAGCAAAAAGCGCGATTGCCAAAGCAGTTGTAAAATTGGCAGCAACAGCAATTGTCAGTAAGGTCGCTAGCAGATCAATTAGTAAACTATTGGCAAAGCGTACTGGCGCTAATGGACCAGGTGGTGGTGAAGGTGGTGGCCGTATACAATTACCACCTGCTACAGATAACAAACTACCTGTAGTATTTGGTAGCGCATGGGTCAATGGTACTATCATCGATGCTAAGATCAGCGTCGATAACAAATACATGTGGTATGTATTAGGGTTTAGCGACATCACAACAAATAGCGTGATGTCATATGATACAGTCAACGGTGTATATTATGATGGTAAAAAAGTAACATTTGGTACTAATGGTGCAGTAGCAAGTTTGACGACAAACACAACACCTGCGCAAGTCGATACTAAAATTGCAGGATTTTTGAATATTTGGTTATTCACTAATGGTTCATTTAGTGGTATCAATACTGGTGGTCTAAGCGCGATTGATATAATGAGCGATAGCGTCACAGGTGGTGGTATACCTGCAAACTTACGTTGGAATAGCGCATTGTATACTAGTGGTGGTCAAAGCGCAAGCATGAATTATGTGGCGTTTGCTATCGTTCGTATAGCATATAATGGTGATGCTGGCACAACAAATCTTGGCACATTACAAGTCAAATTGACAAACAATCTAGGCGCAAGTTATGGTGCAAGACCAGGCGATGCGATATTAGAATACATGAATGATCCATGGAGTGGTTGTAACATACCACTAGAGTATATCGACACAGGCAGTTTGACTACACTTGATACATACAGTGATCAATCAATCGCATACATCGATGTCAATGGTAATCCACAGACACAGCCATATAGATATCGCGTAAATGGTGTGCTTGATACAAGCAATAACGTATTAGATAATTTACAAATGCTTGTAGACGCTTGCGATAGTTGGCTACAATATAACGAAGCAACAGGTAAGTGGCGCGTAGTACCAAATGCGCCATATGGTGGCACTTTAGCAAGTTTGTACAATGTCAATGATGACGTATTGATAGGTGGTATACAAATCAATCCTATCGATTTGAATTATACTTACAATCAAGTAGAAGTTGCATATCCTAACACAAACATAAAAGATCAGAGTGATTATCAATTAGTTGATTTGACTGATCCTACAACAAGTTGGTTTTCAACATTCAATAGCGTATTGAGTCCTAATGAACCGCTCAATAGACTAAACATCACGTTGCCAATGGTCAATAGTGCAGTGCAAGCAAAATATATCGCTGTGCGCAGATTACTACAAAGTCGTGAAGATTTAGTCATCAATTTTGTACTAGATTATAGTGGTATACAAATCGATGCTGGTGATGTCATTCGTGTCAATCATAATGCATATGGTTGGGTAGATAAATTATTCCGTGTCAGTACTGTAAGTGAAATACAAGATGAAAGTGGCAACTTGATGGCAAGCATTGAAGCATTTGAATATAATGGTTCGATCTATACTGCTGTCGATGTTAGCGATTACGTACCAGCAGATAACACAGGCTTAGTTGACCCTAATGTAATTTGCGTGCCTGGTACACCTGATATTTTTCCATTTACAGCGAACGATGCAACTGTAACAGGCTTTACTGTGCGCAGTTGGGTACCTGATTGTGGTACAGTATTGTACATGGACTTCAATTATGGTACCAGCAGCAACGTATTGACACATGCTTTATATAAAACTGTAGCAGCAAGTGGTGGCGCGCCATTTACAAATAGCGATAGTGCAAATGCAGTATACAATTACATTTATATAGACGTACAAGATTTGCCGGCAAGCAATTATTATTGGTCTGCAACAGCAAGAAATAATACAGCAGGTCGCTTGAGTAATGGGTCAAACGCATACTCATGGGGTGGTGCAAATATTCAGCCATGGGACGGCAATAGTAATACTGGTGGTATTGGTGGTAATCAAGTAAAAAGTAATACAATTGTTTATAGAAATTTTGCAGCAGGACTCAATGTCTCACAATTCATTGGTGGTAATAACTACGCTATCAACCTAGGCAATCCACAAGGTAATATAGCACCTGTATTATTACCTGTTTGGGCAAACGCAAATACTACACGTAACGTGCCATTATATATTCCACCGAACACAACATGGACTGCGAATGGCACATATCCATACTATTTTGGTGTAAGCAATACCGCTGCTGGTAATACTGGCAATAATTATTATGCTAACAATAGTACAGGAGCGTTTACGCCTGTAAATGCAAGTGTATTATTGATCGCTGATGGTGAAGATAATTGGATTATGGTTGCACAAGATGATATTGCTAACGGTGTATTAGATGAATTTACAAGCGTTACCAATAATACTGGTTTTACTATAGTAAGTGACACTGATAACGTAAAAGTACAAGTAGTGCAAGGTTACACTACAGCAAGTGCTAATTATTATCAATGTGATACAAATAGAATGGATACATTAGAACTAGTAAAAGCAAATTATCAATATACTTGGGCACGTACACAGACAACGTATAGTCCTAATGGAAATACAAGTATCAATAATGTAACTGGTCAAGCAACGTTTATACGTAATATAAGTAATGCTGCTAATTTGACAGTTACCAGTGGTACTATTGCTAGCAGTGCAAGCGGCTTGCTATATTACTAAGGAAACAAATTATGAATAATATAGAAAACATGACACGGGATGAATTGATTGAATTTGCTAAAAAATTCAACATATTCAATATTTTTCATGAAATTCCTGATCGAGTAGAAACTCGTCAAAAAATTTTAGATAGAATGAATGCATTGAATGTGACAAACGAAGAGGTAAATCCAATTGCTGATCGTATAGTCAATGATCAATATCGTACAATTGTAATAAATACATATAGGAACTATTAACATGAGTCTACTACTAAACGGCGCAAAAACAATGACAATAGCAGGCACTGAGATGCAGTGCTTGGAAATTTATACTGGTGAAAGTTACACGTTCCCTATAAATTTTACTGATAGCGCAGGTAATCCAGCAAATGCATTACAGCCGAATGCATGGGCGCTATCTACTAGTGCAAATTTTTACACGATAAATGATGTCGCTTATACATCTAATACAACAGTTACATTAGGTAATTTGACACAACTAACAAGTCCCAATAGTGCAAATTATACTTTACAAGCAGCGTTTACAAACGCGGCTGCTGGTACTGCTTATTTGTATGTTGGCAATAATATTACAAATAGCGGCAATGGTACACCAAACGTAGCGTTAGCAAATAATACTGCAAATAGCGTGTTAGTATTAGTAACACTAACTATTAGTAAACAAAGTACTGCTAATGCAAGTTTAGCAGACATCAATCGTGAACCATTAGGATTCATCGTAAGGTATCAATAACATGCCAGAAATTTCAGCAAATTTTATAGTTGAACCATTCAATATCACAATAGAAACTTCTACTAATAATATTGAGTTGTCGCCCGATGTTGTGGATCTGAATATATATGCAGAAGGATTTGCAAGCCCACGTGGGAACAATGGTGAACTACAATACAACAATGGTGGTGTATTCGGTGGCGTACCTGTCGCTGTGTACAGCAATGGTAACGTTGTATTTGCTGCTGTTTCAAATGTAAAATTACCCGGCGGATCAAACACATACTTTTTGCAAACTGATGGTACAGGAAATATAACTTGGGCACCTGGCACCGTTACTGCTAACACAGGTAATGGCATAGCTAGTGGTGCTAACACACAAATTCAAATCACTGATGGTACTGGAAATTTTGTAAGTGCTGCTGGCTTCACATTCGATTATGTTGCCAATAGTTTGACTGTGCCTGGTGAAGGATATTTTACAGGTAACATATATTCTGGTAATGCTAATTTAGGTAATGCTGCGATTGCAAATTACTTTATAGGTAATGGCGCATTATTGACCAATATCGCATTACCTTACGTAGCAAATGGAAACAGTAATATTTTTGTTTATGCTAACAGTAATATCGCAGTAACAGTCGCAGGCAATGCTAATACAGTTGTATTTACAGGAACAGGTGCAAATGTCAATGGTTATGTAAATGCAAATTATTTCGTTGGCGATGGCGCAAACGTAACTAATGTAGCAGCCAATACAGCAAATACTGCTAATACAGCGAATACTGCCAATACTGCAAACACGGTTACAAATAACTCACAACCAAATATAACAAGCGTTGGTACTCTAACAAATCTTGCGGTAACAGGTAATATTACAAGTGGTAATGCCAATTTAGGAAATGCAGTTACAGCAAATTATTTTATAGGTAATGGCGCATTATTGACTGGTATTGACACTGCTGGTATCGCTAATGGTAATAGTAACGTAAAAGTTTTAGCAAATGCTAACGTGCTTATTAGTTCTAATGGCGTAGCAAATATTATTGATGTTTATAGCACAACACCAATTGCAAATACAGTAGAAATCAATGGGTATCTAAATCTAAACGTTGGAAATGTAACATTAGGTACAAACGCAGGTGCTAATAGTCCGGGCGCATACCAAATCGCTATTGGTTATGAAGCAGGTATGAACAATCAAGGCAGTTACAGTATTGCTGTTGGTTGGGGCGCAGGTAGACAAGATCAATCAGATTTTGATGCGATTGCGATCGGTCATGAAGCAGGACAAAATGCACAGAGCAATATGTGTATTGCTATTGGTACAAGCGCAGGCTATGTACAACAAGAAGCAAATGCTATTGCTATAGGTTATTATGCAGGTTTTGCAAATCAAGGTAGTTATAGTATCGCTATAGGTTCGTTAGCAGGTTATCCAGGCAACCAACAAGATAATAGCATTGTATTGAACGCATCTGGCGTCGATTTACCTGCAAATACTGCAAATGCATTTTATGTGAAACCAGTACGTAATACAAGTACAGGAAATCTAATGTACTACAATAATAGTACAGGAGAAATTTCATATAGTGCTGCGCCTTCAACAAGTACAATATCTAATGGTACAAGTAACGTAAACATTCCAGCAGCAAATGGCAATGTCACTATCGGAGTAGGTGGAACTAGTAACGTGTTAGTAGTTTCCTCAACGGGCGCAACTTTGACTGGTGCATTAGTAGTATCTGGGGCTGCTAACGTAGGTAATCTAAATGTCAACACAGTGTTAGCAAGTGGAAATATAACTGCTCCACAACTAATTTCTAATATTGGTACTGGCACTGCTCCATTAGTTGTAAATTCTACGACTCAAGTAGCGAACTTAAATTCTGCAACAGCAGGTACAGTACGCACAGCAGCACAACCAAATATCACAAGTGTTGGTACTCTAACATCATTATCTGTGTCAGGTAATATAACTAGTGGCAATGCAAATTTAGGTAACGCAGCATCAGCAAACTTTTTTATAGGTGATGGTAGTTTACTAACTGGTATAGGTAATACACCAGGTAATCGTATTGTCGATGGTAATAGTAATGTTACAGTTTCACCAAACGCAAACGTTACATTTGGTATAGCAGGCACCGCTGATGTGTTGCGTTTATCAGCAACTACATTGACATTAGCAGCCGGAATGACAGCCAACGTTGGTAATCTTGTGCGTGCAAATTTTGTGCAAGGTACTCTTACAACTGCTGCACAACCTAATATAACAAGCGTTGGTAATTTGTCTAGTTTGACTGTTACAGGTAATACAACTAGTAATAATTTCCTAGGTAATTTATCAAACGGTTCAAGTAATATTAGTATACCTGCAGTAAATGGCAATATATCGCAAACTGTTGGTGGCGTAACAAGATTGACAGTAAATCCTAGTGGCATAGCCGTCAATGGTACTGTAAATGCTGTAAACTATACAGGAAATGCAGCATTACTATCAGATATAAATGCAAATTCAATTACATCTGGTACGGTAGCATCTGGTCGCATGACTGGTAACTATTCAGGTATTACAGGATTAGGCACACTAAATGATTTGTACTTAGTTGAAGCCAATGGTAAAATACATTTAGGTTCAAATACATATACTAATCAAGGTAATTTCTCAACACTCGTAGGTAATTTAGCCGGTACAAATAATCCTGGCGTAGAAAGCGTTGCATTAGGATATTTTTCAGGTTCTCAGTTAGGTAATCAAGCAGTTGCTATAGGATCATTATCCAAGGCTAATGGTGTACGTGCTATTGGTATAGGTTATGGCACTGATGCAGGTGGAGATAATAGCGTTGTCATAGGTCAAAATGCTAACAGCACAGGCAGAAATATTATTATTGGTTTAGGTACTGCTACAGGTAATGGTGCTGTAATATTGAATCCAACCGGTACCGCAATTAGCACAAATGCAGCAGGATTATATTGTCCAATTGGCACAAGTACAACTAACTATAGTAATACAATTACAGATTGGAATTTCTTAGTCACTGAAACTGGTAATAGTCGTCCTATTACTAGAGTTTCAGGTATGACTTATAATGCTAATACTGCAACTGTAAGTTTAGACAAACTTACTACAAATAGCGTATTACAAATTCCTTATTATGCAAGTAATGCATCAAGAGATAGTGCTATACCTAGCCCTAATAATGGTACATTAGTTGCTATTGGCAGCGGTAACCAATTACAATGTTATATTGGTGGCGCTTGGAGAGCATTCTAAATTATAAATAACAATATGCACCATATATTGCGAGGTAGCAATATAGGTCAACATGCGAGGCAGCAGAGATGGCAAAATTTAGTCAAAATACGCTCAATCAAGTGGGCGGATTCGATGGTCAAGTACTAGCACAAGAACTAGTATATGGACAAAAAGATTTCTGGAATCTAGTTTGGAGTAACATCACAAGTTATCCAAGTGGATGGCAAACAGGCACTACGCCAATCAATCTAACAGGCGCGACAATTGACGCGACTATTATTCGTAGAGCAATCACAAATTTCCGTGATAGTCGTACTGGATATGACTTTCAGATACGCGACTATCCATTAGTCAGCAAGATAACTGACATCACAGCAACAACTACAGGTACAAATGTTCTAACTTGTACTAGCACAAGTGAATTGTATATTGGTATGCCAGTACAGTTCAAAGGCACAGTGTTTGGTAATGTTGTAATCAATACAACTTATTATGTAAAAGAAGTCATCACTGACACAACATTTACAATAAGCGATACACGCGGCCCAAGCCCAACATATACTCCTGGTACTGTATTTGCATTATCAACTGCAAGTGGTACTATGACTATGAATCGTATCGAACCACTTCCAATCAGTCTGTCAATCACTAATCGTGTAAATGCTACAGGTAGTTTTACAATGGTAATCGATGAAGAAACATGGGCCACTATTGGTCGTGACAGTTTACAAGTTACATATAGTGGACTACCTGGTGATCCAGACTTAGGCATCAATGCAACTGACCCAGCGTGTTTTACAGGTCGTATCAAAATTAGTTTCCCAGCAAGTGGAACAACACCAGCCTACGATGAAAGTATATTCTTACTATTCCTCGTAGCAAGCGATGGAGTATACAACTAATGGCAAATCAAGTTAGTGTAAATGGTAGTGGTGTTGTACAAGTCAATATTGAACCAACAGCAGATGTTGTTGTACAAGTAGATCGTGCTATAGTACCACAAGGTGCTAGTGGTGCGACTGGACCACAAGGTCCAACAGGTGCGACTGGTCCTATAGGTGCTACAGGAAGTACGGGTCCACAAGGTGCTACAGGTGTAGGCGCAACTGGTGCGACAGGCATTCAAGGTCCAACTGGACCACAAGGGGCAACAGGTCTTACAGGTGCTACAGGACCTATAGGTGCAACTGGACTAATAGGTGCAACTGGCTTGACAGGAGCAACTGGTGATACTGGTGCAACTGGATTGACTGGAGCCACTGGACCTATAGGTGCGACTGGAGATACTGGTGCGACTGGTCTTACAGGTGCTACAGGACCACAAGGGGCTACGGGAGATACTGGTGCTACAGGTCTAACAGGAGCAACTGGTGATACTGGCGCTACAGGGCCTATAGGCGCAACAGGTGCAACAGGAGTTTTCTCAAATACATTTGTTGCAAATATTGATGCTAATGGATACAGCATAACAAATGCTAATGTCATTAGTGCAAATTATTTTAGTGGTGATGGTAGCAACCTATCAAACATCAATGGTGCCAACGTTATAGGCAACGTAGCAAGCGCAAATATTGCATATTATGTAAACGTTAGTAATGCCAGTGCGAATAGCGCAAATACATTCTATCCAGTATTCACTAATGCTTTAGGTAACAGTATTATACAACTTGATAATGCCGGCGATCAAATGGTATACATACCAATTCTTGGTAGATTAACTGTACAACAATTACAAGCAGGAAAAGTAACAAATACTGGCGGCGAAGATATCGATTTTGATGGTACTAACAATAGTATCAGAATGAGCGTAACTGGCGCAGCCAATGTTGTTATAGTCAGCAATAGCAATGTCAAGATCAATAGCAGCGTTGTAGCAAATTATTTTGAAGGAGATGGCAGCAATCTTAGCAATATCACAGCAGCAAATATTGTTGGCACAGTTGCTAACGCAAACTATGCAGATTTTGCTGGTAACGTAGAAAGTAGCAACGTAAACAACGTAGCAGCAAATACGCAAGTATTGTACAGCAACGCAGGCAAGATTGCTGGCAGCAATGTGTTTACATTCAACAATGCAACTAATGCTGTAGCAATATCAAATACATTATCAGTAACAGGTAATGTTACACTAAGCAATACTATTATTTTCAATGGTAACGTTGCTACTGATATTACTGCACAAGACGATCTTGCTAATATACAGGGACGTAGTGTTGGTATAAGAGGCGGTAATACAAATAGCCCAACAACTGCTACTAATCAAAATGCAGGCGCAGTACAAATTACTGGTGGACAAGGATTGAATACAGATGCAAACGTTGCATGGATAGCACGTGGTGGTCTTGTAACTGTTGGTGCTGGTCTTGCCAATTCTGCAAATGGTAATGCTTTTGGTGGTGCTGCATCACTAAATGCTGGTTCTGCCTTAGTAACAGGATCAAATGGTACTGCTAATGGTGGTACTGTCAATATCAATGGTGGCGGTACATTTAGTAACACCACCAATACTTTTGGTGGTTTGGCAAATATAGCCGGCGGCGCAGCATTTACTGAAACAGGAAATGCTACCGGTGGTAATTTGAATTTACGTAGTGGTAGTGCCACTGCTAATGTTTCAGGAAATGCGCGTAGCGGCAATACAAATATTGGTATTGGTACTAATGGCGCTAATGGTAATAATATACAAGGTTCTATCAATATAGGTCTATCGCAGACTGGATTTGGTACACCATCAAACATCAACATTGGCCAAGCAAATGTTCCAATCAATATTACTACAACTAACGCTAATATTACTGGTAATCTAAATGTTACTGCTAATATTAGCGCAAATAATATTAGTGTTACTAATGATGCTAATGCAAACAATGTTACTGCAACAAGCAATGTTAGCGCAAATAATATTAGTGTTACTAATGATGCTAATGCAAACAATGTTACTGCAACAAGCAATGTTAGCGCAGATATAGTAGCAGCAAACTATCTATATGGTGATGGTAGTAATATTAGTAATCTTAGTGTTGCAAATGCAAATTACGCAAACTTTGCCGGTGAGTTGATCAATGGTAATAGTAATATCAAAATTAATGGAGCAGCAATCATTAGTGCTACCGGCGCTAATGCTGTAGCAATATTTGATAGTGGACGTATAGATTTAAATGAAGATACTTTTATCAATAATAATAATTTAGACGTTGGTGGAAATATAATTGCTACAGGTTATGTTGGTACAAATGTATCATTGCAAGCAATAGGAAGCAATATGACATATCCATTGCGTCTTGTATCAAATAGTCCCGGCGGCGGTGCGCAAATGATGAGTTTAGAAAGTTATGCTACTGTACAGCCTACAACATTACGTTTATATGCTGCAAATGGTACACAAAGTAGTCCAAGTGCAATAACTGATGGTACTGGAGTCAGCGATCAATCAGTATTCATTTATGCTGATGCTGGTAATACTAATACTCAAATTGCTTACTATAGAAATATTATCGATGGTAATGATGGCAACGGTAATGTTTATGTTATCACACAATATGGTGGCGGCACTACTACTTCTAATAATGCTGGACAATTAGGTAGTAGATTTGATTTAGATTACGGTACAGTTAGAACATTAGGTAGATTGTTTACTGGCGAAAATAGTAACGTATACATTGGTAGTGATGATTTTGGTAGTCCATTACCAGTAAGTGGTAATTTATTTACATATACATTAGATGTTGGTAATGCTAATGCAACGATTACGAGTACAGGTAATATTACTGGTCAAAATATCAATATAAGTAGCGGCAATATTGACCTATACGCTAATGGTGATATCAATGCCACTGGTTTGATCACAACTACAGGTAATGTCAATGCAAATAATGCAAATATTGGTAGTGGTAATATCGATCTATATGCAAATGGTGATATTAGCGCAACTGGTAGATTAGATTATCTACGCACGTATGGTAGTTTCAGTAATCCAAACGATATCGCTATCACAGCAAACACAGTAGCAAACTTAGACTTGCCAACTACTGGTATAGCAAATGGTATTAGTATCGCAAGTAACAATCAGATCACGATTGCAAGAGCAGGAACTTATAACTTCCAGTTCAGTCTGCAATTGACAAATAGTGACAATGCAGCAGAACATGAATTTGATGTTTGGTTCGCAAAGAATGGTAATGATATCGCTGATAGCGCGACAACATATACTGTGATAAAGAATAACGGTAAGAATGTTGCCGCACTAAACTTCATCGACACTTGTAGTGCAAACGATTATTATCAGATACGTTACGCGGCAAGTAGTGCCAACATATCATTAGAAGCGTTTGCAAATATCACTAGTCCATATACAAGACCAGCAGTACCAAGTGCTATCGTCACAGTCGTACCAGTAGGTGCATAATGGAAACATTGTTAGCATGGATCAAAGCATTACCAAGTTGGCTAGCAAGTTTGTTTGATATCTTGCTAGTCGCTGTGATATTTGTGACTGCATTTACATTGATATTTGGTGTATGGATTGGATTCTGCATAACACGCAAGCGCATGAATAGTATTGTAGAGTTACAATTCTTGCCACCAAAAATAACGTTTCGTGATAAACAATAATAAATAATGTTGTAGGGTGGGCGTATATTGTTGTAAATATCTCAATAAATCCCTATAAAAGGAACTTGCCATAGTTCTAAAATCCGTTATCGCTCACCTTACACTGAACAATAACTGCCCCAGCAATGGGGCATATTTTTATGCCGCTCAACCTTCTGGTGTAGAGTTTGTCGCACAGCGATGGCGTAAGTAGGATCAAGATGCACTGCAGGCATCAGAGATGAACCAGATTATCTTTTTAGTTCGTGGACAACAAGCATCTTGTTTAGCGTGTCTGCAAACTCTGGATCTTTGACACATGCTGACATTATTTTTAGATGCATGCCATAATGTTTTATAAAATCTTCATACTCATCATCAGCAAAGATGATTGCTGTCTGATTCATTAGTTTTCTTTTCTCGCATTTGTATACCAAATGCATCATATCTTCTGTGTACATATTTTTATTTAGTATCCCGATTGCGCACCTTGCTCGGGATCACACAAGAAAAAAGCCATCTAGACCAGTGCTACCCTGCTACGTCAAGCATCAAAATTATTTAGATGTAATAGATCGTCTATTCGGGAGGCCCTAGTATATCCCCTTAGATATATTTGCGTAGTGAGTAGGTATGCCTTAGGTATGCGAGTATGTTACTCTACTCTTCAGTTTCCAATCACCTAGTGAGTGCGCACCACTCCAGACATCTAAACAAAAATAAAAAGCCGTTTCGCGCACACTACGGCAAAGAGTGCTATGAAGGCAAGTATTAGCCTCGCGCTATATCATAGAGATGTTTATGCTATCGCGTGTTGTGCGCCTACGCGATCAGAGGTTCCAAAGGACTTACATGTAGAGTTATCTATGGATACCAAGAGATTGTTGTAAGTCTCGATACACAAAATTATTTATTATTTCTTTAGCATTGTAAAAAGAAAATTAGGATCTACTTTTACATACTCCTTTTCAAATTCATTTATAACAGATTTTAATAAATCAATCTGAATTTGAATAATTTTTTCTAAATGTTGAGGAGGATAATCATCTTCAAGTTCTAATAATAAATTTTTCAAACATTCATATTCAGGCAATCCTAAATAACAATGTCGTAGTTGTTTTGTGCCATAACTAGCAAAATTACCTGCCAATAATGCTCTTTGTTGTGCAATAGTAGCAACATGCCAACACATACCAGCAGTACCAACACTTGATTCATATGGCAATTCTTCATTATTATGAAA